AAAGAAGATGTTCACAGATAAGGTGGTACCCATATCAGTTAATTATCCCTTCTTTTTCAAGCCGACCCAGGACGGAATGGACCGTCCAAAGACCGAACTTGCCTACCGTGTCCCAGCCTCCAAATTTACCAGACGTTCCATCACCGCCTCCACCACCGATGAAACCTTACAGGACGAATTACAGGGACTTGACACCACCATCGATTGGAAGAACACCGGTGATAACTCCTACGATGGGGAGAAGCTCAAACTCCTCGTCCATGATGAATCGGGGAAGTGGGAGAAGCCCAATAACATCCTCAACAACTGGAGGGTTACGAAAACCACGTTAAGATTAGGTAGTAAAATTATTGGCAAGTGTATGATGGGATCAACATCTAACGCTTTAGATAAAGGTGGTAGAAACTTTAAAAAATTATATGATGAATCAGATGTTACAAAAAGAAACCGCAACGGACAGACTAGTTCGGGATTATATTCTTTGTTCATACCTATGGAATGGAACTACGAAGGCTACATTGATTCTTATGGCATACCTGTCTTCGACACTCCCGACAAAGAAGTACTTGGACCACAAGGCGAGTTTATCGACCTTGGCGTTATTGAGTACTGGGAAAATGAAGTTGACGGATTAAAAGATAACCAAGATGCTTTAAACGAGTTTTATAGGCAATTTCCTAGAACTACAAAACACGCGTTTAGAGATGAATCTAAATCATCTTTATTTAATCTTACCAAAATATATCAACAAATAGATTTTAATGAAGATGAAAATAATAAAACTTTAGTAACTCAAGGTAATTTTTTATGGGAACATGGAATAAAAGATACTAGAGTTATATTTGCACCAAGTAATCAAGGAAGATTTTTTATAACTTGGATTCCTGATGCAAATTTACAAAATAGATATATAGAAAAAAACGGTATTAAATATCCTGGTAATGATCATATAGGCGCTTTTGGTTGTGATCCTTATGATATATCAGGTACAGTAGACAAACGAGGTTCTAATGGATCACTGCATGGGCTTACTAAGTTTAGTATGGAAAATGCACCAGCTGATCATTTCTTTTTAGAATATATAGCTAGACCTCAAACTGCTGAGGTATTTTTTGAAGATGTATTAATGGCGTGTGTTTTTTATGGTATGCCAATGTTATGTGAAAATAATAAACCTAGACTTTTATATCATTTTAAAAGAAGAGGATATAGAGGTTTTGCAATGAATAGACCTGATAAAATATGGAATAAATTATCAGTTACAGAAAAAGAAATAGGTGGTATACCAAATTCAAGTGAAGATATAAAGCAAGCTCACGCTGCTGCAATTGAATCTTATATTGAAACAGCTGTTGGATTCAATGGTGATTCTTATGGAAATGTTTATTTTCAAAGAACACTTGAAGACTGGGCTGCTTTTGATATAAATAATAGAACAACACACGATGCTTCTATTAGTTCTGGTTTAGCTTTAATGGCTTGTAATAAAAATAGATACGCACCAGTTGCTAGAAGAAAACGTGAACCAATAGACTTAGGAATAAAAAAATATGATAATCGAGGTTCGTTATCAAAAATAATTAAGTAAATGAATATATACGCAAATCCAAATAGTGCTTTTCCTAGCCAAACAGTCTCTGATATTGAAAAATCATCAGAAGAGTATGGAAGACAAGTTGCACAGGCTATAGAAGGCGAATGGTGGCAGCAAGGTGGTAATGGTACTAGATTTGCTACTTCATTTAATAGGTTTCATACATTAAGATTATATGCAAGAGGTGAGCAACCAGTGCAAAAATATAAAGATGAATTAGCTATTAATGGTGATTTATCTTATTTGAATTTAGACTGGAAACCTGTTCCTGTTGTATCTAAATTTGTTGATATAGTTTCTAATGGTATGAATAATAAGCTTTATGAAATAAAAGCTTATGCACAAGATCCAACTTCATTAAAAAAGCGAACTGCATACGCTGATGCTATTTTAACAGATATGATGGCGAAACCTTTTTTAAATAATCTTGAAGGAACATTAGGTGTAAATAAATTTCAAACTGATAAGAATAAATTACCTGAAAGTGAAGAAGAGCTAGATATTCATATGCAGTTAAGCTATAAACAAAGCGTTGAAATAGCTGAGGAAGAAGTAATAAATAATACTCTTGAAAGAAATAGATTTAGCAATATAAAGAAAAGATTTAATCATGATTTAGTTGTATTAGGTATTGGAGCATGTAAAACAGCATTTAATCCATCTAACGGTGTTAATTTAAAATATGTAGATCCAGCTAATTTAATATATTCTTATACAGAAGATCCTCATTTTGAAGATATATATTATGTAGGTGAAGTAAAACAATTAACTGTTCCTGAAATAGCTAAACAATTTCCTTATCTTACACAAGAAGATTTAAAAAAGATAGAACAAACAAAAGGTTATCAAAAAGATAATTTATATGGATATAGATCTTATGATCCTAACACTGTTTCAGTTTTATTTTTTGAATATAAAACTTATAATGAACAAGTTTTTAAAATTAAACAAACTGATACTGGATTAGAAAAAGCATTGGAAAAACCTGATACTTTTAATCCTCCTGCTAATGATAATTTTGAAAGAGTTGCTAGAAAAATAGAAGTACTTTATGAAGGTGTAAAAATTTTAGGCAATAATCAACTTATTAAATGGCAGTTGTCAGAAAATATGACTAGACCTTTTGCTGATACTACAAAAGTAGAAATGAGTTATACTATATGTTCGCCACGTATGTATAAAGGTCGTATAGAATCTATTGTTAGTAAAATTACTGGTTTTGCAGACATGATTCAATTAACACATTTGAAACTACAACAAGTTATTGCTCGTACAGTTCCAGATGGTGTATTTTTAGATATGGACGGTCTTGCTGAAGTTGATCTTGGTAACGGCACAAATTATAATCCAGCTGAAGCATTGAACATGTATTTTCAGACTGGTAGTATTGTAGGTAGATCGTTAACTCAAGAAGGCGATATGAATCCTGGTAAAGTACCTATACAAGAATTACAAACTTCTAGTGGTCAAGGTAAGATACAAAGTTTAATAGCTACGTATCAATATTATTTACAATTAATTAGAGATTGTACAGGTTTAAATGAAGCAAGAGATGGTAGTATGCCAGAGAAAGACACATTAGTTGGTTTACAAAAAATGGCTGTTAATGCTTCTAATACAGCAACAAGACATATAATGCAGGCGAGTTTATGGTTAACATTAAGAACTTGTGAAAATATATCATTAAAAATTGCTGATTCTTTAAAAAATCCATTAACATTAAATTCATTAAAAAGTTCTATATCTACATATAATACTGCTACATTGTCAGAAATACAAAACTTACCTTTACATGATTTTGGTATTTATTTAGAGTTAGAACCTGAAGAAGAAGAAAAAGCAAGACTAGAACAAAATATACAAATGGCTATACAACAAGGCGGTATAGATTTAGAAGATGCTATTGATATTAGAAGAATAAAAAATCTTAAGCTAGCTAATGATGTATTAAAACAAAAGCGTAAGCAAAAGCAAAAGCGTGAGCAAGAAATGCAAATGCAAATGGCTCAACAACAAGAGCAAGCTAAAGCAGCTTCAGCACAAGCTATAGCTGAAGCAGAAATGCAAAAGCAACAAGCTCTTACATCTTCTAATGTTCAATATGAACAAGCTAAAAATCAAATGGCTATTCAAAAAATGGAATACCAAGCTAAACTAGAGCAACAAAAAATGCAACAACAACATATGTTCGATATGGAACTAAAGAAAATGGAAGTTGATGCTATGAAAGAAAAAGAATCCTTTATAGAAGATCGTAAGGATAAAAGAACTCGAATGGAAGGCACACAACAAAGTGAAATGATAGATCAAAGAAATAATGATCTAATGCCTATAAATTTTGAGAAAAAACAAAGTATGTAAATACTAATTAACTAATTTTATAATATTTTATTATGTCAGAAAAAGAAACAACCAAACCTGAGGTGACTCAAGAAGTCAAATCAGAAGGCGGTGATATGAAAATCAAATCAAAGCCTAAAAAGTTTACTCAAAAAGACGAACCTGTAAAGGTTGATTTAAGAAAAGATCCTAATGTAAAAGTTGAGGAGCCAGTAAAAGTAGACTTAACTAAAAAAGAAAAAGACGATGCCATTCAAATCGGAGAAACAAAGGAGGTACCTGTGGGCGACAAACCCGAAGCTAGCAAAAAAGTGGACGGAGAAGTACGGGTCAGCAATACAGATGAAGTACAAAAATCCGAATCGCCTATTGTCGAACTTAATAAAGAAGAACAAGAGCAAGTAAAAAAAGCAGAACAAGAAATTGCAGCTGCTAAAAGAGATGAAAGAGTATTAGGTAGAGAACTACCTGAAAACATCGAAAAGCTTGTTAACTTTATGGAAGAAACAGGTGGTACAGTTCAAGATTATGTAAGGCTAAATCACGATTATTCTAATGTAGACGATGATGCTCTACTGAGAGAATATTATAAAAATACAAAACCACATCTTACCGTAGATGAAATTTCATTTGTAATGGAAGATAAATTTAAGTTTGATGAGGATGTTGATGAAGAGCGAGACATCAGAAAAAAGAAACTCGCTAAAAAAGAAGCGGTTGCAGAAGCACGTAATCATTTGGAAGACTTGAAGAAAAGGTATTATGATGAAATAAAATTAAGACCTGGAGTAACTCAAGAACAACAAAAGGCTATGGACTTTTTTAATCGCTATAACCAAGAACAACAAATAGCGTCGCAACAACACGAAGAATTTGTTAACAACACTAAAGATTATTTTACTAATGATTTCAAAGGTTTTGATTTCGAAGTTGGTGAAAAGAAATTTAGATATGGTGTTAAAAATCCTAATGATGTTGCAGAAAATCAATCAAATTTAAACAACTTCGTCGAGAAGTTCTTAGACAATGAAGGTAATGTTAAAGATACGAAAGGTTATCATAAGGCTATGTATGCTGCACAGAATATAGACAAAATTGTAAGTCATTTCTATGAGCAAGGAAAATCTGACGGTATAAAAACCGTAGTAGATAATTCTAAAAATATATCTAATGAAGCTAGACAAACTAGCGCAGGAGATGTATTCATAGGTGGTTTAAAAGTTAAAGCTATATCTGGTGTAGATAGTTCGAAATTGAGAATTAAAAAAAGTAAATTTAACAATTAAAACTATTTAAAATGGGTGTATTAAGTCCTCAGTTCGGAAGTTTAATACCTACTGCTCAGCCTGTTACTTTAAATTCAAACTATTTGAATTTTAACAGCGGTGGTGGTAATGACTTCGCGCAACAATATCTACCTGAAATTTATGAAGCCGAGGTAGAGCGTTATGGAAACAGAACGATTGGAGGCTTCTTAAGAATGGTTGGCGCTGAAATGCCAATGATGTCTGACCAAGTTGTATGGTCTGAGCAAAACAGATTACATATCTCTTATGATAATTGTACTGTTCAAGCTACAGGTGGTGCACAAACTGGTCATAGAATTACTATTGCAAACCAAAACGGTACAACTGTACAAAATGTTATCGATGTTAACGATACTATCGTTGTTATGGATCCAGCTGATCCAGCGTTTACAGTAAAAGCTATTGTATATGCTGTTGGAGCTGCTTTCGTAGATGCACAGCCTTACACAAGAGCTGCTGTTAACGATATTAACGTAGCAAGATCAGGATGTAAAGTATTTGTTTACGGTTCTGAATTTGCAAAAGGTATAAGTGGAACAGGTGCTGGTACTACTAGTAACTTTAATTCCATTGAGCCACAATTATCAACTTTTAGTAACAAGCCAATTATTATTAGAGATCAGTACTCAGTATCTGGTTCTGATACAGCTCAAATCGGTTGGGTTGAGGTTGCTACAGAAGATGGTAACTCTGGTTACCTATGGTATTTAAAAGCCGAAGGTGAAACTAGATTAAGATTTGAAGATTATTTAGAAATGGCAATGATTGAAGGTGAACTTGCTTCTACTAATGCAATCGCAGCTAGCTTTAACGGTGTTGGTTTAACACAATTTGCTAACCAAACAACTGCTGGTTCTATTGGTACTGAAGGTTTATTTGCTGCTATCAACAATGGTGGTAATGTACTTTCTGGTTATGCTGGATCTTTACAAGACTTTGATTCTGTATTACAATTATTAGACAGTGAAGGAGCTATTGAAGAAAATATGTTATTCTTAGATAGAAGAACTGAACTATTGTTTGACAATATGTTAGCACAGCAAAATTCTTACGGAGCTGGTGGTACATCTTATGGTGTATTTGAAAACTCTGAAGATATGGCGCTTAACTTAGGTTTTTCTGGATTTAGAAGAGGTTCATATGACTTCTATAAAACTTCATGGAAATACTTAAACGACGCTTCATTAAGAGGTGGTTCTTCAAACTTTGTTAATGGTGACAATATTGATGGTGTATTAGTACCAGCTGGTACTTCTACAGTATACGATCAGTTACTTGGAACAAACATCAGAAGACCTTTCCTACATGTAAGATATAGAGCTTCTCAAGCTGATGACAGAAGAATGAAATCATGGCTAACTGGTTCAGTTGGTGGTGCTTCTAATTCTACGTTAGATGCTATGCAAGTAAACTTCTTATCTGAAAGATGTCTATGTGTACAAGCTAGAAATAACTTCGTATTATTTACAGCTTAATTTTTATATAAGGTTAGGGCGCTTCGGCGCCCAATACCTTTTAACTATTTAATTATATTATATCATGTCAAAAGAAAACAAAGTACACCCTGCAGAAAAAGGGTGGGAAATAAAAGATAGAACGTATATGATTAGAGGTGATAAAAATCCTTTAACATATACAATAAAATCAAGACATACAGAAAAATATCCTCTGTTATATTTTGATACAACAACAAATACTCAAAGAGCATTGAGATATGCTACAAACCAAAACTCTCCATTTGTAGACGAACAAAAAGGTGAAGTAACTTTAAAACATATTGTTTTTAGAGATGGATCACTAGTTGTTCCTAAACAAGAACAAGCTTTACAAAAGCTACTTTCTTTATATCACCCTGATTTAAACAAGAGATATACAGAGTTAAAACCACAAGAAGATGCGATGATAGAAACTGATACTATTGAGTGGGAAATAGATGCTTTATTAATGGCTAGAGATATGGATATTGAACAAGCAGAAGCAGTGTTAAGAACAGAAGTAGGTTCTAGAGTTGATAAGATGAGTTCTAAAGAACTTAGAAGAGATTTACTTTTATTTGCTAAAGAACAACCACAATTGTTTATTGAATTAGCAAAAGATGAAAATGTTCAACTTAGAAACTTTGGTATTAAAGCAGTTGAAGCAGGTCTTATACATTTATCACAAGACCAAAGAAGCTTTAGCTTAGGTAAAACTCAAAGAAAGTTATTTAGTGTGCCTTTTGATGAAAACCCTTATTCAGCATTAGCTGCGTGGTTTAAAACAGATGAAGGTGTAGAGATGTATAAAGCTCTTACTAAAAAGCTTAAATAAATAATTAAGGCGGGTTCGCCCGCCTTTTTATAAAAATATTATAATGGCAATAAACGTAAATACTGTATATAAAACAGTCTTATTAATACTTAACCAACAGCAAAGAGGATATATGACACCTGATGAATTTAATAAAGTTGCAGATCAGGCACAGTTAAATATATTTGAAAGTTATTTTGAAGACTTAAATCAACAGTATAGATTGCCACAAAACGATACTGAATACGCTAATAGAATAGAAAACCTAGAACAAAAGTTACAGTATTTTCAAAGAACTGGAACAGCTACAGGTGCAAATCCTTTTACACCAGCTCCAGGTACTACTACTTATAATGGTAACGTAGTTACTGATACTATTTATAGAGTGGGTTCAGTATTTTATAAAAGTGCGCAATTAAATCAATATGCGCAGCGAAATGAGATAACACAAATATTACTTTCCCCGTTAACTCAACCAACAACAGATTTTCCTATATTTTTATATGAGAACGATAAGTTTTATATATATCCAACAAGTATAATTACACCTGGGTAACTTAGGTCAATACGAGTATGCGGCTGGTACATCTATTAATTTTGAATTATCAGCATCGGAACAAAGTAATATTGTAACTAGAATATTAGCTTATGCTGGAGTTATAATAAACGATCCTACAATAATACAAGTAGCTTCTCAAGAAATAGCAGCAGAACAACAAAACGCAAAACAATAAGACATGCCTAAACCAGATGGCGGATTAATCCGTGAAAATAATTTACAATATTACGCCATTAGTTTTAGGTAGCGCGACTAGTTATGCGCCAGCTGATCCTGATTATACTCAGAATAATTTTCAAATATATACTAGTCCAACAGGTATTGATCAGTGGACAGAATTTGTTACTGCTTATACTCTTACTTATGTTCAAGATGGTTCTAAAGTTACTAGTAGAATAACATTAGGAGCTGGACAAGCAATAGGTACCTATGTAAAAGTACAATTAAAAGAAGGCGCAGTACAAAATAATTATGGTGGTTATGAGTATGTAAAACTAAATGATATAGTAAATAATTTTATTGTAGGTTATGTTGGTCAAGATAAATTAATACCAAGAGTTAATAGAACTGATGTAATTTTTCATGCTAAACGTGGTTTACAAGAATTTAGTTATGATACATTAAAGAGTATAAAATCTCAGGAATTAACAATACCAGATAGCCTTTCATTAACAATACCGCAAGATTATGTTAATTATGTTAAATTATCTTGGGCAGATGAAAACGGTGTTAAACATACTATTTATCCTACGCAGTTAACTAGTAGTCCATGGGAATCACCTATACAAGCAAAAGATGGTCAAATAATTCAAGATAATTTTAGTGATAATATTGAAGGACAATCAGAAATTAATAGAAGATGGCAGCAATCTAACCCTAATAACATAACTGGTTTTTATCCTACAGACAGTGATAATGCTTTACTTTGGATGTATGATTTTTACGGTGAAGCTGCTGGTCCTTATTTTTATTATGGACAAAGATATGGTGGTGAACCTGTTAATATGCAAATTAATGGTTGGTTTAACATTGATGAAAAAAGAGGTACATTTAATTTTTCTAGTGATTTAAAAAGTAAATTAATATTATTAGAGTATATATCTGATGGATTAGCTTATGACTTAGAGACTAAAGTACCTAAATTAGCAGAAGAAGCAATGTATCAACATTTGCTATATAGTATAATGTCAACTAGAAGAGACACTGCAGCAATAGCACCACAATATAAAAGACAAAGATACGCAGCATTACGTAATGCAAAAATAAGATTATCTAATATTAAGTTAGATGAAATAGTACAAGTAATGCGTAATAAATCTAAATGGATTAAACACTAAAATATGCCAGAAATAAAAAATACCTTTTTAAAAGGTAGAATGAATCAAGATCTTGACTCTCGTATTTTACCACAAGGTGAATATAGAGAAGCTATCAACTTATTGATTAGTAGATCTGAAGGTAGTACTGTTGGTGAGTTTGAAAATATATTAGGTAATACAAATGTTGGTACTATATCTAGTGCTGGTCAAGAAAGTGTCATTGGTCATTTCGTAGATGAAACTAATAATAGAGTTTATTTATTTGCTACAACTTTTTCTAATACAGATGCTAGCGTTAGAGCTACATCATCAGAAAAAATGAGAATAATAGAATTTAATTTAAGTGCACCTGGAAATCCTGTTACTTTAGTTTCAGGTTATTGGTTAAATTTTAATAAAAAATTTCCTATATATGGTGTTAATTTATTAGAAGATTTACTTTTTTGGACTGATAATTTAAATCAACCAAGAAAAATAAATGTAACTACTGCAAGAAATAACAGTTCAGCATATACAAAAGAATTACAAATATCTGTAGCAAAATATTATCCATGTTTACCTGTTGTTCCTATAAACAAAATAATAGGTACTACATCTGCATTTAACAACACTACTACTCAAATAGCTTTAACTGCTGGTAATGCAAATATTAAAGTTGGTGATATTGTTACAGACGCAGATCAAACAGATATTACTAACTCTATAATAACTAATACTTTACCACCTGTAAGAGTTGTAGAAGTTGTAAATCCAGGAACTAACACTAAGTTTAGAGTAAGTCCAGCTATTACACCTGGTGCGCTAGGAGCTAATAAAAAAGTTGCATTTATTAGAACTACAATGGAAAATAATAGTGATCAGTATGTTTCTAATTTTTCTATACAAACTGTTGACAATGCTTCTTTTGGTGGTAATACAATAGTTCGTATTAATGCTAATGCTTCCTTAGGTGGTATTCCTAGAGTTGGTGATATTGTAACAAATTTAACAGTTCCAGATTCAATACCTAATTTAAATCACGCAAACGCTGCTTATCGTTATCCGTTAAGAATATCTAATGTTCAAATAGATAGTGTTAGTAGTACTAATAGTGGTAGATGGACAATAACATTTGATAAAGATATGACTGCTGGTGCTAATTTAGCTGGTATTGTTAATAATAATCAAATAGTAATTGGTAACAATGAAGACTATGATCCAAATTTTTTAGGTGATTCAAAATTATTAGAAGATAAATTTGTAAGATTTAGTTACAGATTTCAATTTGATGACAATGAATATTCATTAATGGCACCTTTTAGCAATATAATGTTTGTTCCAAAACAACAAGGTCAATTTGGATTAGGTCAAATTGATACTAAAATAGATGATATAAATAATTATTATCAAGACGAAACAGATGCTTATACAAGTACTATTGTAGAGTGGTTTGAAAACGATATGGATTCTGTGGATGTAAAAATACCTGTTCCTGATACAATAAATAATTTAATAAGTATATATAAGATTCAAAAAATTGAAGTATTATATAAAGAGTCTGATGCATTAGCTGTAAAAGTTTTAGATACTATTGATTTAACTACTTCTGGTTTAACTTTAGAATCAATACAATACGATGATGATATAAACGGGTTTATCACGCAACAATATTATAACTATAATTATAAATCAAATAAACCGTATAAAACATTACCACAAAATCAAACAACTAGAGTTTATGATAAAGTTCCAATTAGAGCTTTAGCTCAAGAGGTTTCTAGTAATAGAGTTATATATGGCAACTTTGTTGAAAAAATGACTCCTCCAAGCGCTATAGATTATAGTGTAGGATTTACAAATTCTGATTTAGAGTCTTCCAATTTTGCAGCAATATATCCTCATCAAACTGTTAAATCAAACAGAACGTATCAAGTTGGTTTTGTATTAGCAGATTATTATGGTAGACAGTCAGATGTTATATTATCTTCTTTTGATAGTGATAATAGTCAAAGAGGTTCTAGTGTTTATGTTCCATATAGAAGTTCTAGTGAAGCTACAACAGCTCCTGTAATAGATTGGTTAGGACAAAACCTAACTTTAACTATAGATAATGCTATAGCAGAAGATAACAATTTTCAAGCAGGTCAACCTGGTATATATAAAGAAGATAGACATGTAGCTAGTATAAAAGCTATAACAGATGGTGATTCTGGCTACGAAGCTGATAAAACATACGCTACTTCTGTTCAAAGCGGAAACGGTTCAGGTTGTACAGTTAGAGTAACAAGTGTAAACAGTGGAGCAATAACAGGTTTAGCCATTATTGAAAGTGGTAGTGGTTACATACAAGATCAAGAACTAACAGTTGTTGGTGGTGGTGGCGCTGGAGCTTTTACAATAAACATAGGAGCAGCTAATCCACTTGGTTTTTATAGCTATAAAGTTGTAGTTAAACAACAAGAACAAGAATATTATAATGTTTATTTACCTGGATTTGTTAATGGATTACCTATACAAAATCAAGTATGGAATGGTTCACCTACTTTAGGTGCTGGTTCTTTTTCACCTATTGAAACACAAAGAAATAAAATATTTTTCTGTACATTATTAAGTGATAATATAAATAAAATACCTAGAAACTTAAACGAAGTTGGTCCAACTGATAGAGAATATAATAGTGATGAAATACTATATATAAGAGTAAACAACCCTGATGCTACTAAAGATGAGGAAGTTAGAAATTTACAATATTATCCTGGTAAACTAGAACAAAACGTTTTAAATATAGGTACAGCTAAAGAAACAGAATTAGCAGCTATACCTTTTGAAAACTTTAGAACATCTTATACTTTTAACGGTATAATAATAGGTGCTACTGGTAACAAGGGTGATTACGGTGGAACAACTCAATATAATCCAGATGGAGCTAATACCACTGTAACAACTACAATAAACGCAGGTAGAATACCTTATGGAGACGTTGGAGATGTTCAATCATTTTATGGCTCAGAACAAAATCCTTTTATAATAAAAGTAGGTCAAGTTGGTAACCATGGTAATCCTATTGGAGCTATTGTTTGCGGAGAAGGTGAAGGATCTCCTAGTTTAGGAAATTATCCTATACCTCATGACACGAATTGGAATAGTTCTACAGCTACTATTCCTGGAACTCCATTGCAAAATAGAAGAAACATGGAGCCAATATTATCTGTAGCAGAAACTAAACCTGTATTTTCTGTATTAGATTTATATTATGAAACAGCTATGACTGGTAAGTTAGAAATATTAAACGGTATGATCAATACTAATTACAATGGAGCTGTTAGAATAAATGCTAGTTCAGGAACTTTTCCTGAAAGTACTCCTAGCGGAACAGATGTTGGTGTAGCGTTTAAATTTGTAGATGGATCAGGTGCTGATATACCTTACGCAAATGTAACAGTTGCTCCTAGTATTTCCAAAGTATATAGACAAAATGATTTAAATCAAAATAATTTACCGGGTTTATTTACAATAGTACAAAAAACTAATAATGAATATCAAATAAGAACGGCTGATACTTTTTATTATAGTGAGGATTCAAATGCTAATCCTTCTAAAGATGTTTATATTTTTAGTTTTCAAATAACAACAACTGGCTCTACAGGTGTAGACACTTTAAGCGATGTATTTACATTATCTTTAACAAATGTTGATCCTGTAATGTATGATGCTGCTGATGTAACTGATAGCAACAATATTATACCAGCTAATCCAGCTTATACTATATCACCTAATCCAGCTGTTAATACTACTAATATAATACAATTATACGGTACTAATGGTAGTCCTGTAAGTGTGGCTTCAGAAAGAAGTGAAGAGCTAGTATGGAGCATTGGAAGTCTTTCACCTGGTACTCCTGGTACAACAAGTGATTTTAGTATTAGTAGTTCAGGTCTAGTTACAAGTAATATAACTATGACAAACGAAGGTAGTTACGGTTTAATTATAAATTTAGCAGATGCTAATGGGGCTGCACCAGGTTCTAATAGTATAAATAGAACTATAACATGGACAGCAGGTACAGCTTTTGCTCCTAAAGCAATTGGTAGTGGTCAAATTGGAGGTGTAAACTATGATATTGCAGGTACTGGTGCTAATGCAGAATATATATGGGCTGATGTAGCCGATAATTATCAAGCTGATGGATCAGGAAGTCCTTTTGGAAGTCCAGCTAGTACTTTATTTAATATTAAAAAATTATACGCTAATAGTGGTCAAGGTAGCGCAGCTTGTGCAACAGGTGCTACTGCTAAGTTGTTTCAAGGAACAATAAAACTAACTCCTAAGTTATTTAACACTACAACTGCTGCTGGTGATATTAGTGTTTTATTCTGTATACAATATAGAGCAAATAGTGGTCAATCATGGTCTTCTATTAATAGTTTATCAGGAGCTGGTTTAGATACCTGGACTGCTTCTACCACAACAGTTCAATTAACGAAAAGTACAGGTTCTGCTGGTAATATAAGTAAAAATTATAAATTTGATCAGCTAGGAGAGTATAGAGTTTTAACAAGTGGGTTAAGCGGTGATCAATCTTCTCATGCTAAATTTGAAGTAGAGTTTCAAGATGGTGCGTATGGTATAACAACTGCTGGTCCTTGTAAAGAGTAATTTATTAAAAAAACAAGTAATAATATATTAAATGGCTATAACAATAGATGTTAACTTCTTTAATTCCTTTGTTTTAAAAAGAGTTTATGCAAGTGATGGTGCTGGTGCTACTGATCAAATTCCTTATGCTAATAATCAAGGAACCAGATCAAGCGGTTGGGAAGCCAATTTATTACAGTCTAATCCTACATATGATTGGTGTATTGAAGAATCTAGAATAAGAGGTGGATATAATAATACTAGCACTGACATAGGTGTTAAAGCTTATATTGTAGAAGAAAACGATGCGCAACAAAGAAGAAGCAACTCTTTAATATATTCAGGTATTTATAATTCCAGAACAGGTATTAACAATACTAATCAATTTAGTGTTGCAGATGAAATTACTAAAAGTGTAGATCCAGTTGGTGGATCAATACAAAAGCTTTTTGCAGAAGATACAAACTTAACTGTATTCCAAGAAAGAAAATGTAATGTAGCTTTAATAGATAAAGATGCTATATATAGTGCTGAAGGCGGTGGAACATTAACAACTGCTAATCAAGTTATAGGTTCTATTACTCCTATACCAGGTAACTGGGGTATTGGTACTAATCCAGAATCATTTGCAACATATGGTTATACTAAATATTTTGTAGATAAAGACAGAAATGCTGTTCTTAAAATGGAAGGTACTAGTATACAAGAAATATCTCAAGCAGGTATGACTGACTTTTTTAGAGATCAATTATCTGCTATTGGTGAAGATGGAGCTATATTAGGATCGTATGATGTATATAATAAAAACTATGTATTGTCTTTACAACCAGCTGGTAGATATGCAAACGGTGCATTTAAAACATTAACATGGGACGAGTTAAATGCTGGGTGGGTTAGTTTTTATACTTATCAACCAGATGACGCGTTTAGTGTAAGAGGTGATTATTATACTACAAAAGCAACAGGTACAACATCTTATTTATTTAAACACTATTCTAATACAGACAGAAATAATTTTTATGGAACTAAAACTCCGTCATCAATACAGTTTGTATTTAATCCTGAACCAAACTTTATAAAAACATTTAAAACAATTAATTATGAAGGTAGTAACGGTTGGGAAGTTAGTGATTTTAAATCAGATAGCACAGGTCAAGACGCTTCAGTAACACCACCTGGTAACTGGTTAAGCAACTTTGATCAATCAACTGGTGATGTAAGATTATCTACCGGTGCAGCAAGTGGTGTAAGTTATAATAGAATATACAGTTATGATGAAGGTGCTTACACAGAAGACAATATACAATATAGAGCAGGTTTCTATAGAAAACAAAATAAATATTATGCTGTAGTTCCTAACAACACTCAAAACCCTATGTATGGCGAAGTTCTTTGGGGTAATCAAACAATGGGTGTTAAAGGATATTTTGCTACAGTAACAATGAAAACAGATAATACAACTAATAACGGCGGACCAAAAGCTTTATTTGCGGTCAGCTCAGAATTTATACAAAAATAATTATGCCATTAGATCCAGTAACATTAGGAATAGCATCGAGTGTAGTCTCAGGTATTATAGGAGGTGGTGCTGCTCGTAGACGTAAACGAGCTGCTCAGGCTGAGGCTAGAAGACTACAAAACAAATTAAATCATTTAGAAAATAGTAGACAAGCTATTATTGATCCTTTTAGAGGTATACAAGATATATCTGGTATGGCTATGGATAGATCGTCTCAAATGACTAATGCTTACAATAATCTGTCAGTTGCTACACAAGCTGCAGAAATGAAGATAGAACAAGCTGATATTAGTTTAGCCAATACATTAGATACATTGATGCAAACAGGTAGTGGAGCTGGTGGTGCTACTGCTTTAGCTCAAGCTGCTTTACAAAGTAAAAAAGAAGTTGCTGCTAGTATTGAACAACAAGAAGCTCAAAATGAAAAACTAAGAGCACAAGGTGAAGAATCATTAGAGCAAAGACAAATAGCTGAAAAAGCTAGGATAGAAGGTATACAAATGTCTGAAGCTCAAAGAGTACAACAAGCAAGAGCTCAAGGTG